CGGTTCAAAGCTCTGCTGAACAATTGCGATCTTTTCCTGTGTGGTACGCCGTCTGCGTTTCTCCGGCCCTAAGACATCAATCATCTGTTCTCCAATGACTAGTCTAAAAACTAGTATTAAGACTATCACTTATTTAAGTGATACTGGTTGTCTGGAGATTCAGGGGGCCAGTCTAATTCTTGGTTAACATGGATAGTATTAAGGGGTCTGGTGCATATTTCCCTATTATCGCTGGCTATAGTAACTTAGGTGATGTTGGTTATCGTCAGTCCTTCGAGTTTGGTTGGACGGGTAGCGGTTCGACTCACGGTTGGCGTACTGGTATTATCCGTATGCGTGGCGATAACGCCAACGGGCAGCAAGCACGCTGGGAATTTACTATGGATGGTGACTTTACCGCAGGTCGTAACGGTAGCTTTAACGATGTTTACATTCGCTCTGACTCCCGTTTGAAGATTAACAAGGAAGAATTACAGGACGGCGCATTAGAGAAAGTAAACTCCCTGAAAGTCTACACCTACGATAAAGTTAAATCTCTTTCAGATGACACAGTGATTAAACGCGAAGTAGGTATTATTGCTCAGGATCTGGAAGAAGTGTTGCCGGAAGCAGTAGGTATTCAATCCACCGAAGATCCAGAACAACCGGAAGCAATTAAGACTATTTCTAACTCTGCTGTTAATGCCTTGATTATTAAAGCTATTCAGGAAATGGACGCCAAATATCAAGCTAAGATTGAAGCATTGACTAAAGAGATTGCCGAACTCAAAGCAACTAAATAATAAAAGTCGGGGGACTAGTTCCCCCATAATAACAATTTTAATTAAGGGGTAATTCTATGTCTCAATTTAATGATATTTTTACTGGTGGTCTGGTAAGTCTGTTCTATCACGCTGATACCACTAACACCGCTCTCGATCACTCCGGTTACGAAGAAATTAAAGAGTGTGCTGGTTTTCCTGAAACTGGTATCGAGCGCGGTACTGTAGAAGTTAAATCCTTCTCTTCTCAGTATAACCGTAAGCTGGTAGGGAAACTGAACGTTCCTGATCTGACTCTGACCGTTAACTACATCCCAGGCGATGCGGTGCACGAGAAGCTCATTAAAGCTGCCGAAGACGGTACTCGAATTCAGATTAAGATTGAATACTATGTTGATGCAGCAAAACAGACTGGTATTCGCACCGCTTTCAACGGCTTTATTTCTAAAGTTGCTATGAACGGTGGCGATGAAGAAGTTGTAACCAAAGAGTTTACCTTCGCGGTGGACGGAAAGCCGATCAAACAGGAAATCTTCACTGCCGGATGAACTAACGAAGAACTTCCTTTAATAGAACCGGAACCACTACCGGAACATGAAGCGGTGGTGATTCCAGAAGTAGAAGAAGTTACGGCGAAAGCCACAGCAAAACGAGGCCGCAAGGCTAAGAATTAATTTTAAGCCCTGCCTTAATGGTGGGGCTTTTTTATTGGAGTAATCAAAATGGCAAATGTCGTTAATAAGCCCGGCTGGGTCGGATCATCTGCTGTATCGGTGACGGGTAAGCGATGGATGAAAGAAGCATTAACAGCTTTAAAAGTTCCGGCTCCGCGTAATATGTCGGCAATGGCTGGTCGTGGTATGGATACGGTTGTAGCTACTGCATCGTGGTCTACTTCATTGGGTAATAACTGGGGTGTAACTGCTTCAAACTATCCTGTTTCCGGTATGCAAAGCAAAGGATCTATGGAGAACCCCGAAAACGTGGGCGTAGGCCGTCTAATTGGCGTTATCGTTGGTCAATTCAATGGCGGTACTCCTACTATGGCTGTATATCTCCAGAACGGTAGAGCGGGGAATATAACCGTTAATTTGGGTGGTGCTGCTGTCACTGTTCCTTATAACAGTATGCAAAGTGGTTTTCATTACTACTGGTTAAGCAATCCTCCGGCAGCTTTCCTCAATAACATTAAGAAGACTGGCACTAAGCAGACTTTGAAAATCTCTTAAATTCTAAATAAACATATCGAATTAACTTAAGAGGAAACAAGAATGAATATTAATGAAATGCTGAAAGCTCTTTCTCCGAAACGCGAATCTCTGACCATCGGTGGATTCACTTTCTATGCTCGCCCTATGTCAGTAAAAGAATTTAACGAACATGTTTTCAATACCGATAAAGATGACCGTGATGAACGTTCTATTCTTCGTTGTATTGAAGATGAAGACGGTAAACCAGTATTTGAATCTATGGAACAAGTTAAGGCACTGTATACTAACGTCCGCAGTGAATTAATCGGTTTGGTTGCTCAAGCGTCATTGATGCAAGATCCGACAGTAATTGAAAACGAGGTAAAGTAAACCCGCTTCTGAATTTCTATTTTCGGCAAATGATGCGATCGGGGCTTAGTAAAGATGAAATGGATAATATGCCAATCACTCTGTTTTGGAAATTATACATTTTCGACACCTACTTAGAACCACAAAGCCCCGCGTTTCATGATATGCAGAATGCGATGTTGCAATATTCCATGTATATGACGTCGCAAGGAATGACACGCGAAACTGCACGCAAACTCAAGCCTAGCCAATTCCAATTAATTAGAGAAGAAAAACTCTTTAAAACTAAAGAAGAACTGGAAGAAATTGCACGCAAGAAAGAAGAAGAACGTAAAGCGGCAATGCTGAACATGTTTGATCCATCTTTGCTTGAGAAACTCAGAAGCGGTTAAAGGGGTAATTTATGACAAAACATATAGTAACAATAGAAGGGGATAATAAAGGTCTAAGGAGAAGTACCAATGAAGCCGCCGACCTTCTCGATAGTTTGTCTGAAAAGGCAAGTAATATTGATTTTGGTGGTGGCTTATCTGGTCTGACTGGATCTCTTCGTGGGATCGCTGGCTCTGCTGGTTTGGCTGCTGGTGGTATCGGCTTAGTTGCGACCGCAGTGGTTGCAGCCGCTAAAGCTGGCGCGGAATACGTTAAACAATATTCAGAAGTATCTAAGGCGACCGGACTCTCGATTGAATCCCTTCAAAGACTGGAAAAGGAATTTTCTGGTACTGGCCTAACAGTTGAAAAATTCGGTGATATCAACAAAGACACCTTAGATAAGATGGGTGATGCATGGGCTAACGGTGGTGGTATTGCTGATGACTTAGAATCGGTTGGTCTTAAGTTAGAAAACTATGCTCACTTCATGACAGATCCGCAAGGTGGTATGAAAGCGGCGATCCAAGTGTTCTATGACATGAAGAAAGCCGGAAAATCAATGGCTGAAATCAAGTTCATGATGGAATCTTTAGCCAGTGATTCAAGCCATATGACCAGCCAGCTTGAGAAATATAATAGTGCTCAAGAGGCGATGATCGCTATTCAGAATCAATCTGTTAACGTCACCGAAGAAAACGCTAAAAAATATGATAAATTTTCTCAGAATATTAATAAGCTGGAAAATAACCTGAAAGGCGCAGCCATGACCATTACTGGTCCTTTGGTTGATAGCTTAAACTGGTTATTTGAATGGTTTAATATTGATTGGGAAAAGAGTTCTCTATTCAGGGCATTAGACCGTCTGAATAAAGAAGGTAAGACCGCAACTGGTGGTATTCTTAACACCAACCATAAAGACGCTCAAAAGATTATTGACAAGTACAATAAAGAAAAGCGTTGGAATAATCTAGCAGATTGGGAAAAGGCCGCGATCCGTGGTGCTGGTGTCGATCCTCGTACTGCTGGCTTTGATGTAGAAGGATTTAAGAAACGTTTTGGTGGGTCTTATAAGAAAAATGGTGCTCTGATTGTCGTAGATGCTGGTGAACATCTGACACGCAAGGCAGATCCTAACACTGATTTAACTCTACCAAATAAACCAGTAAGACCAGAATCATTGGGTAAATCTGGCAACGAGAAGAAAGCCGAGGAAGAAGCACGCAAGAAAGCGGAAGAGGCAGCTAAAAAGGCTAAGGAAGCCGCAGAAAAAGCACAGAAAGAACGTGAGGATGCAATCAAGCGTCTGAATGCACTTGATGTTAAATTGCAAGGGCAAGTTGCAGCGTCTATTGCTTCTCAAAACAAGCAGTTAGAAGCCAGCTTGAAAGATTTGGATACTGCTTTAGATCTGGGCTTAATCTCTCAGCAAGACGCAGCCGCGAAACGCCAATCCTTAATCGATCAGAATACTGAAAACGTATACAAGATGATTTTAGGTGCTGATCCGGTTGATGCTCTGAATGCTTTAACACAATTGCAACAAATCAGGGATAATGAGTTAGAAAGCCATAAACGGTTACTTGATGGTAAGGCTATCTCCTACGAAGAATATATGCGTCGTGTGAATGATACCGAACAAAGTTATTCGCAGATTGAAGATTCTTTGCATGGAATGGATGGTTTTAAAACCAATCAGTTGACCAATAGCTTAGACTATCAGGACTCAAATAATCCGTTTGCTAAATTTAATGCAATCGATAAAGAGAAATCGGAAGCCGAACAAGATTATAAAACCGATAAACTCAAGATTGATGGGATCACCGATCCGGCTAAACGGATGGAAGAATTAGAAAAACTCAATGAAAACCATCAAAAACGAATGGCTGCAATTGAGAAGAAATATGCTGATGCTCGCCAGTCAATAGCCGATGATATGTACGGCGGTTTTGCTGCTGCAATGACTCTCTTCGGGCAGGAAAACACTAAAGCTATGCAGATGGCTTTCAATGCTCATAAAGCATTCTCTATCGGACAAGCGACGGTGAACATGTGGACGGCTGCTACCGATGCATGGAACGATCCGACCAACGTAACCACAGGTCAAAAAATCGCTGCTGCTGCATTGGCTGTTTCTCAGAACATGGGGAACATCGCAAACATCAAGTCTACTAACGTTAGCGGTATGGCTCATGATGGTATCGATAATATCCCTCGTGAGGGTACATGGTTGCTTGATAAGGGTGAACGAGTAGTTGATCAGCGTACTAACGGTGATTTGAAAGACTTCCTTGCTGCTCAAAAATCAGGCGGTGGCAACTCTCAGCCGATTGAAGTTAACGCACCTTTGAACATTAACGGCAACGTTAATAGCTCAGACAAGATGGTCATGGATGCTATCAAACGTCACGCTAAGTTAGTTGCTCAGGCGGTAGAAGACGCACAACGCCGTAAGATGTAATTAAAAGCCCCCATAGTCATAAATAATCATAAAACTATGGGGGCTTTTCTATGTTCAAATCCAAGAATATTAAAATCACAGATTTTACTCTTAAATCAAAACAGCCTTTCTTCAAGGCGCAATCTATCTCCGGTAAATTTCAACGTCGCTTTACTGGCATTCATTTTTACGAAGCAGAATTTACCGCGAATTACATGGCTCAGGATATTAACGAAGTAAAAGAATTTGTAGCACGTCACCTTTTTGGTCGTCCTTTTAGTGTGCCACTGTCTTACTTTTCAAAATATACAGGTGATGTACGCCAGATGGTTACGGCTGCTGCTGGTACTGCTCGCGGTGGGCGTAAGGTGAGAATCTCCAACTTCACCGGAACACTGAAAGCGGGAACTATCATCCAGTTTGAGAACCACAAGAAAATCTACACGATCACCGAAGATGTGAAATCAGGTGGCGAAATGAAACTCTTCCCTAATTTGCGTCAGAACGTCCTGGCTGGTGAGGTGATCAAGTATCAGAACGTAGAAGGTGAATTTGTTCTCAAAACGGAAAATATCGATTGGAAGATCGCCCAGATTGGCAAGATGAAATTCGAATTAGTGGAGAATGTATAATGGCAACTATTCAGGAATCATTCAGCAAACTATGCACTAATCTGGACTTCATCGAGGTATACAACGACCAGACAGGTCAGAATGTGTCTAGATTGACTCTACCGCAGCTTTTCTCTACTGGCTCGATGTTTCACATTATCGAAGTGATAACAGCGTCAGGGGACGTTCTACGGCTTACAGATGGGTATTTCGATTTGGACTATAACGGTTTTACATATCTCGCAACGGGTGATTTTCTTCAAATCTCATCGAATACCGAAGAGAAGGAGATCAACAACAACGGGATCAACGTAACTGTTTCTAACGTTCGCGAAGAATACATTAGCCTGATTCGAAACAAGCAATTCGATAAATCTGATGTGAAAATCGAGATGGTTTTCCTTAACCCCAACACGGGCAAGGTTGAAACTACTTACCCTGTTTTCCGTGGGGTAGTCGATTCCATCGGTATTAACATCGAACATGAAGATGATGAGTGTAAAAACGAATCAGAATTTCAGCTTAATAGTATCTGGGAAGTTCTAGATAAAAACGCTCGTAGTCATGCCTCCGATGGTATCCACCGATCCTATGTTGGAAACGAGAACGATCTATTCTTCTCTCGTGCCGGGAAGTGGCAAAGCGGGTAATGACTCCAACTTATTGATAGTGTTTTATGTTCAGATAATGCCCGATGACTTTGTCATGCAGCTCCACCGATT